TCCTCTCGCTCTTGTGTTTACATCTCTTGTACTAGAAGTAATATTAATTTCTCCTGATTCCGTTTGAGTATCAGCAGGAAACTCTCTTGATAATAAATTCATTTTCACTGTTCCCTGTAAGTTTTTAAAATCAGGAATATATCCTCGAATAAACATAAATTGATCTCCGTCTGCGATATCTACATCTCCACTTGTAATATACGATTCCATAATATCACCATTTTTAGTTGTTCCTGTTTCATGTTCATAAATAAAACTACGACCGGGTGATACTCCGTTTAATGTTTGAGTAGTAGCGGCAGTAGAACTAGCGTAATATTCCGTAGCTTGAGGAATAGAAAATACTCCTTGATCGACCCAAGTACTACGATTCATAGTTCCAACATACCATACATTTTCTTGATAATTATAAATAACATATCGATCTACTTGACTTGAATTTGCTGAACAGTAAAACCAGATAACTTCATTAAATTCATTATTCTCGCCTGCATATATTTGAGGATTTTGAGATGTGTTAATATCATTAAATACATACGATTTAACACTACAAGGAAGTTCTTGAATAGAACCTCGATAGACCATAAATCGACCTTCCGACATCCAGTATGCTGTATCATTAACGACTACTGTAGAATTCAAACCAACAGCTCCACAATCTGTTCCTAATAATCGAAAGCCAAAAGTAAAAGGAGGACCGATAAACTGCATACTATGAAGTCCTAAATCAGTCCATACTAAAATTTCATTTCTAGTTTTTTTCGCAGAAATAATTTTACTACCTTCACCTAATCTTTGAGAACCTGCTGTATTTGTAGGAGAAGCAGTCCATTGAGTAAAGTTTTCTTGATCCGACCAGCGAATAAACATTGTGTCCTGTGTACTTGGAGTTCCTATCGTTAGTTCTGTTCCGAAACAAATTAAATGACGATCAGGAGTAGAAACTAATCCTGTAATAGAAGCGGTAGGAGCATTACTAACTTGAGTCATTCGATTATTATCTAGTCCTGCGGAAGTATCCCATACGTAAGTTCCACCATTCTTTTTCCAACCGTATAAATCTTCACCAGCGTTATCAAAACTCCACATTCCCATATCGAGAGTAACACTAGAAACGGAACGAGCAGTTCCCCATGCTTCTGATCCCCAAGTAGATGTACCCCAACCATATCCTACTGTTTGAACGTCAGGTTCTACTGTTTCTTCAAATTCCGCATCGCCACTTCCGGTTGTTGTAATACCTACTCCTGATTCTGCAGACGGCATCTCAATATAAAAAGCATCGCCGTTAGCGACACTTTGAACTTCGAATTCTCCTGTTTCAAAATCAGAAACAGTGTATGAAGTACTTCCCGTTAAACTAGAAATATTATCAAAAATAACAAAATCACCTGAACCAGCGCCGTGACTATTAATATGAACAGTAACGTTTGAACTACCATTTGTAGACGTAAATAAACTGGTTAAAGACGTATTTGTTTGACGAATAGGAGTAATATCGTAAAGATTTCCACCGTTAAAAACGTAAACTTTTTTATTCGTACCGAGTCCGATATATCGACTTCCGTCTAAATCAAACCAAGCTTTAATTCCTCGAACAGCTCCGACCATCGCTGAACTTGCGATACGAAGCCAACCTCCTATTTTTTGAGGAAGTCCGAATCGAAAACGAACTTTATCGCAATCAACCCATGTTCCTTCCGCACCATATTCAGTGTTTTCTTTATCTATCCCAGGTCTAAATTGAACTTTATTCAGCATCTTTCTTATTTAATAATTTAGCAGTCGTTACTAAATTAGCTTTCACCATTTCATTACGAAAGCTTTCAATTGCAGCGCCTGCTTGATTTGTTTGTCTTGAATTTTCAATCATAAGTAATGGCATCATCGCCATCGCACAACCATACTCATCTAGTTCTTCACCCGTTTGAGGATGCGTTCCTCTTATCTGTATAAACCAAGCACAGTCGAATTTTTTACAAGGTTTAAAGTTATTAAGAGGGCAGTTATCTTTAACTTCAATTTTCAATGTTAATCTTTCGAAGCGATAATTAAATCGACATATTGAACGTCTAGATTGAAATCATCACTGAATGTGTGAGTGTGAGATGAACCGGCTAAAGTACCTACGCCGTGACTGTGTGCTTGATCAGAACCACCTGAAGGAATATCTAAAAGTTCATAACTCGCTCCACCGCCAGAAGAAGAACCTCTATTTAAAGGACCTTTATCTTCCGTTTTCGCTTTTTGATCTGGTACTAAAATGTAATCGGGAAGTTGTGCTTGTGTTAAAACGTGACCCGCAGTGCTTCCTGTAATAGTAACGGAAGTGCCTCCCGATGTACCACTAACAGTTTGAGCTGTATTAAATGCGCCTGAAAAAGTATTACTACCACCTGAACTTGCTGTTCCTGTAACGACACGTAACGCTTTATTATCGTGAGTTGTGTCTTTCGTCCAACCAGTTGGCGCTGATGTTTGTTGAAATAACATTTTTGTTCCAGAAGTAAAAGGTTGAATTCCTGTTAAAGAAGATCCATCTCCTGTATACGTAGTCGCATTAATTGTATCCGCACTTAACGTTCCTAAAGAGTTAGCGAAAAGATCTACCATTTCATTTCCGTTTTTATTATACATAATCGTATGTGCGCCTTGACTTACAGCAACTCCATTAGCGGTATGCCCTGTTGGTGCTACTGTTAAAGTATAACTACCGGAAGTATTATTATGAAAGACGTATTCTTTTTCTACTGCAGGAACGTAAACATAAATATTTCCTGTTAATGTTCCTGTAAATTCAATTACTTTATTTGCTGATTCATTAGTCGTTTCTACGTCAGGGTCTCTATTCGCTTGACTTAAAGTAACATTTGTGCTACCTGAAACATTTTTAGTAAGATAACCTCCTACTGCAGCATCGATAACTTGTAAGTTATCATTTGTATTATTTCCCCAAATACCAGCGTTTGCGCCAGCTTCCATAAGTTCTAATTTTAATCGATCTGAATAAGTTGATGCCATTTTATGCCGCTACCTTTGTCCATGTGTTTGTGCTTGAAGTATTTACATTTGACAATGTATTAGTCGAAGATGCATCTACTTCCGTCCAAGTATTACTAATTCCTGGTATTGCTTGCCAGATATTAGGTGAACCTAAACTTATATTAGCAGAAAATCCAGAAATTGGAAGAATTTGTTCAGTAGATACTGTAACGTTTCCTTGAATTAATTGTAATTCATTTCCTGTAGCTGTAACTAAAGCACTAGTTGAAACTACTACATTATTTAAAGTTAATGTTAATTCTTGACCTGTTACGGATAAAATTTGATCAGTTGATACTTCAACTCCACTTAAAGCTGATGTTAATTCTTCACCTGTAACTACGACATTTGCATCCGCTACAACTGTTTCGTTTCCTAATTGAGTATTTCCTTGAACCCCTGTCGTAATGACGATTACAGCATTTCCGACTACAACTTCATCTGAAAGCACGCTTTGTGCTTCTTCACCTGTTACGCTGAATATTTGATTTACAGCAACTGTAACACTAGAAACGTTTCCTGTCGCTTCAACACCTTCTTCGATAACGACAGCATTTCCTACGACAACTTCATCTGAAAGAGTAGTAGTTGCTTCTACCCCTGTAATAGAAATATTAGCACTTCCGATTACTGCTTCGTTTCCTAATGAAACAGTCGCTTCTTCACCTGTTTCAATAATAACAGCGTTTCCGACTACGATTTCATCTGAAAGAGTAGTAGTTGCTTCTACTCCTGTAACGGAAATAAACTGTTCCGTAGATACTGTAACGGAATCTAAAGAAGTCCTCGCTTGAAGTCCTGTGATAAGGGTTTCAATATTTATTTTTCCTTCTGCGGAAAACGGTGCTTCAGAAAATGAAACGCTAGAAAACGACATTGTTTAAATTAGATATTATTTTGTTGCTCAGCTTGAAACGCAGTCCAAGCATCTTTCACTGCTTGTGTCCAAACAGCATTACATACTGCCTGTACTTCTGCATCTTCGCCTGTAATATCTTGGTCTGGGTGAACTGTATGTCTGTGTCTGCTTCTTGATAACTCTACACCATCTTCTTTGATGACTGTATCAGTAGCAATTTGCACAGCTTTGTAATCACCTACGACTTCTATTTTAGCGATAGTTGTTTCTTTTGTTATTGCCATTGTTTTGCTCCTTTAACTTGTTTCATAACTTCCAGATAAAATTAATCCCGCTTGAGAATCATAATTTAAATTAGTTGAACCACCATTGTCGGTAGATTCTTCAAAATTAATTCTACTAATACTACTTGGTACGTATGCTCTTGGAATTTTTCCATTCGTGTAATCGTAATCATTCATCCAACCGATAGTGACTGCACTATGATAACTAGAACCTACTGAAGTAAAGGGTAATCCTGTTATTATAAAAGGACCTGAACCAGTTCCTGATTGCCATCTAATAAATATATTAAAATGTACAATATTTCCTACTTTAGTATATTTTGCTACTCTTGTTGTATAAGTAGCTGAACCTGATGTAGTAGTACCTTCTACTAATGGAGTAAATGTACCTTCCTCATAATCATCTAAGGCATTGGCACTTCCTGTTCCACCGAGATAGACGTTGCCGGATAAGTATGCGTTTTTAAATCTTGAACCAGAAGAACCTAAATCAACTACATTATCGTTATCACTGTTTGTAGATACATGAAAAGGTCGCACAGCACCATAACTTGTATTATCAAACCAAAGACCA